ATCCTTCAGCTTTTCCTTCAAAGGTTGATAATATTTCTCCATATGACTTTTCAGTTGGTAGACTGTAATGCCATCCACTCCTGGGGCACCTTTGTTTTTCCTGACTTTCTTGTAGGCCCTCCAAAGATTATCATCTGCAATAACCTGTTCGATTAAGCTGATACCATCTTGTTCTTTCATATCCATGCGACATCCCTGCACGCTCCTATGTCCCCTTCGGTTTCCAACCTATCTCTCTATAGGCAGCCATCTCTTGGTAATTACCACGATGTTTGCTGTGCTTTGACGGTGATGTCTACACCTCCCTGTTTTCCAAGATTTAAGATTGTTCCACCCTTCATTTCCGTAAGGAAACTACTATGGTTTCTGCTGACTTCTCACGACAAATCTTATTTCAACCGAGTTTTCACTCGTCCGTGAGACCTCCCCGGGTAAGGATAATCACTTTCTTCTCATGTAACTGCTATATCTACTGTATGGGATTCGGGCAGTATTGGACTTTGTCTTGTATCGCAGACTCATCCGTCCCAATTCAGCCTTTTATATAGTTTCTGTTCGTCAGTTCGAGAATTTGCATACAGCTTCCTTCAGATTCCTCCTCGCGGAGGACACCCTTGCCTTCTGCTAACAGTTCCTACTGCCAAGCCTGTAGTGGACTTTCACCACCTAGCGATTACCCATGCCGGGCACACAATAAAAAAAGCGACTGCTCAATTAAGAGTAGTCGCCTTTTATCTTACTTATTTACTGCAACAGTATACTTAACCGCTAATCCCAAGACGTCCGCATCAGTGAGCGTGCCATTCGCCAACTTGTCAACCCATGACGAATACGCCCCTGCCTTAACTGCTGCATCCACAATGATTTGACGATGCGCTTTGCTTAACAAAGATGTTTCTGTTTCAGATTTTAAAGTTGGGCTTGAAAATTTCAATTCATCTTCCTCCTTTTTCGGTGCGCTGAATGCGGCAGCCACTCTATTGCGATATGAAGTGAATGATTCATCTCGTTTAAGAATCACTCTTGGGCAATATTTACCGCTCCAGTGCTGATGTGGGACAACGTCGATTGATCCCACTCCAAACTCTTTCATTAACAACACCGTGAGGGCAATCGCATTCTCTTCTGCCTGCCTTGTATTCGTTTCGGGATTCTCACATATCTCAATTCCGATAGATGTTCGATTGCCCGAATTAACACCGCTACCATCCCCGCAATGCCATGCAGTCTCATCGAACGGGATGTGTTGATAGATGCACATATCATCGACTGAGATATGCCATGAAACGTGTGTCGTGTCCTTGGGATGGTAACTGGCCAAGTTATGGATATAGGTGTTGTGTGCCTTAGCGTTTGCCCCCTTGCTTGCATTACCCGTGTTATGAGTAGTAATCTTTTTTGGCTTCATCGAGGTTCCAGGACGGATCTCTGGATTGCCCTTTTGGATGATGTCCACAATGACGGTAGCGTTACCTACTTTCGAGCCGTGTTTAAGTAGGCGCATATCATTTCACACCCTTCCGCGGTCGTTCATATCTAAGTGCCTGCTCACTATCCGACATCCCAGCAACAGTCGGATCAAGCACCGCATTGTACAAACTTACAGCAACGAGACCCAAAACATACGGATTAGATATTGCATCAAAGATAATGCTAAACAACTTGCCCCAGGTCGTAATATCCTGCGCCGTCAACCCCATGTAAGCGAGTACCGGAACGCCAATAGCCAGGATAATTTGTGCAACAAAATACGGATTTTTCATTCTTACTTTACAGTTGATTTTCATTTTAAATTCCACCCTTCATAATAAAAGCGATAGCGCCAGTAATAACAGCGCCGACTACTGTTGTTGATAACCAAAATATCGCATTATCAATTTTATCGATTCGTTTATGTGCAGACCGAGTACTGGATAAAGCTTCAGCAGCAGTCTCTTTTGCACGGTCAGCGGTATTCTGGACCTCTGTCATTGTGTCGATTTTGGTTTCGACTCTCACCATCCGTTCCCGTATGTCAGATAGCATTTCGTTCATTGAGTCCATTCCGCACCTCCATTTTTTGTATTAAAAAAGAACGCCCGTGTGGACGTTCTGAACTATATTTATTCAATTGCGTTGTTAATCATAACTTCTTAGTCATGAAATTCTTTATTGTCAAGCACCTATATCATTCTCCCCGCCGTCCTCCAACAATGGATCCTCCACTTCAAAATTATCCGCGTCATTCTCTTCTCCACAAGCGCTTAATAGTAATACTACCGCCAATGGCCAGGCTAAATATTTTCCCTTCATTATGGTTCCTCCAATAATTTATATTCCCAACAGTTATTATCATCTCTCAAGAACAGTAATTTATTCATTGTTTTTATTGCCATAAAAAGAACGCCCGTTATGGACGTTCAAAATCGACATAAAAAAATACGCCCTTATTCGGCGCTGTAAGCTTCGTTTGCTATTTCCTTGTATTCCTCCGGCGTGATCGCACCCAACTTAACAAATCGTGCCAGCTGGTCTTTACGGCACCAGTTTTTATGGTAGCGATATTTCAACGACTCAAAAAGTGAATCAAACATTTACAACACCACCCCTCTCGGCTAGTTTTAATTCGATGTCAGTTATTTGCTGACCTTGCGTCATTGCTTCTAATTCTCTCTCAACCATTTGTTGACCGAGCACTTCGATGTCCGTTAATGGACGGTCTTGCGGCTTATTCAGCTCGTCAATTTCCTCTTGCGACATACCTTCCGTCCACTTTTCGATTTCATTATCCCACTTTGGAATATAAAAGTTTGGTTGCGGCTGTTGGACTGTAATATAATCCTTTTCGTCAGCGTTGATAGGTACATAATCTTTATCAACCTCTACCAAACGTACAGATATAACTAGCCCTTTTTTATTTACTTTATAGGCTTCAATTTGCATATTTCCCCTCCTTATCTTGTCCTAAAATACATATTTACGGACGTCACCATCGGACGTAATCCAGTAACGAGTAGTTGACCATCTGATCTACACATCAATTCTGAGGCGTAATCTCCATTTTTTTGTCCATAAAAAAGTGCGTTTTTAAATGGTCTATACCCTTCTGGCAACGTTGTAACCAAATTAGGGGCACCATCGACAGCGCTAATCATGCCAGTCACATAGACCACGCCGAACGAATCTTTATAATAATTTAATGGCTCATACGAGTTGCTAAAGTTAGTCCATCCAGCTCCTAAAACGACTGGTATCCGCTCAGGTAGCTCAGATGACACAATTTTCTTGAATGGTGTCCAACCGACATCTACTGCCCACATACGGTATTGCAACTCGGTTCCGTAAGACCAGCTATGAGGCGAATATATTTGAAAGCATCCAGAAGCGATACCAGCATAGTTAAAATGAGTAATACTACCCCAACCCGGAAAACCACTTTCTGGATTAGCTTGTCCAGTCGATATACCCGACGGGTACCATGTAGGTTCGTTTGCGGCAGTAGGCACCAATTCGAGTACGTTAACCTGAAATGATGTAACTTTATGTGGGTTATTCGTATCCCTAAGATGGGCGTCTAAAATCACAAGTTCACCCTCTATATTGTTCATGTTAGTTGCCATAATCGGCGTGCCTGGTTCAGATATGACTCCTTCGGCTGGTATTAATGTTTTCGTGCCATCTGGGTTGTCTTGTATCGTAAATGTCCGCGGCCTTTCAACTTCACGATTCTTCCAATCTGTTGGAATGTACGCCATTAAATTGCCTCCTCTCCACAAATAAAAGCACCACAAATGGGCACGATTTCCGTGTTACCTTTGTAGTGCTGATATAGCAAGTTTAAATTGTGTTCTAGCCGCCGGGCATCATTAAAGGAAAACGCAACATTCGCTTCCCAATCAAGCTTGTTTTGCAACCATCCAACAGGAGTATAACGTTGTCGCAACGCATCTTGATTGCTTTCAACACGGTTTAAACTGTCGGCAAATTCAATACGTTTCATGTCGCGGTTCTTTACGAAAGTGAGGGGCGGCAAAACGACAAAAAAGCCGACAAGGCCAGAGACTATTTCCGTATTGTTTTCGACTCGATTCAAGTCTCCGAAGTTATAAAAATCAGCAGAGTTCCAATCTAACTTAGGTGTCATCCACATTTAAACACCGCCTTTTGTCTCTGTTTTGCCACTTAAGTATCCGGCGAATTCAAATTCCTGTTTGGTGATTCTGGATTGCTTTTCAGCCCCAAAACTATCCTCAATAATGACAATATCACCGCATTCAAGTGCCGGATTCTGCCTCCAATTGACTTGGTAGAGTGCCCTTAAATTGCTTTCACCGATGATCCATTCCGCGACTGATGTTGCAAGACTTAAAGAGTTGATAAGAGGGTTATCACATTTCAGATTTGTCCCCTCGTCCGTTTCCGGATTAAGAAAAACGTGCTCCTCTTTTGCGCCATTGACGTACACCGTCATAACGAGCGACTGGATCAGTTTATCAAGATTGATTTGAGGCTCTTTGAAAACGTTGTCGAACGTGATATTGAGCATGTCGTAACCGCTATATACGGTTGGCGTAACCATACCTGCGAACATGTCAGGGCCTGCAAAATGGATGTAGCTTGTACTCTCGTCTAAGAGTACGAACGGCTTGACAATAACTGATCCGTCGCGTTCTTGGCGTACCGCGCTTTTACTCGCGATGCCGATGCATTGAAGTGCTTTGCGATATGTTATTTTCTCTACAAATCCCGTCGTAGGAATATCTTTCAGAGATTCGTCGATAATAAAATCGGTCACGCCTGCCTTGGTCAAAATGTCCGCAGCTAAAACGAATAGATTACCAGTTGCAGATTGGATATAGTCCTTTTCCATCAATTCAAAAATGTTTCTAGCTGTGAAGGTCGTCGTAAGCGCCCCTTCATCGGATTGCCAATCGACTAAGTAGTACCCTTTTGTATCCACATATTCGAAAACACCTTCTTCAATCTCGATCCCGATGCCGAGCGACAATTCCTGTCGTTCTTTCAAAAAACGATAGAATCCGGATGGATTAAGGATATTGAACTCTTTACTTGAGTTATCAATCGTGAACTTTATTTCGTTGGCCGGGAGCGTATCCCCGACCACATTCATCTGCTCGATCAAGTTCACCTTGACCAGTTTGTCTCCCTGGTACTCTTGAAATACGCCAAAGTCTACTTCTACAATTCGAGCGCGGCGGTACGATTTTCCCCATTTTCGTACCGTAATAACGATTTTTCGGTACGCATCAAGGCCGCTAACCCACACATAAGAGGTATCCATATTGTCGGTTACCTTTTCAGATGCAATCAATACGTTATCTGCATCGTACACATCGATATCAAAGTCAGTCGCATACTCGTTGGCTACCGCATCAAAATGGACAGTTAATCCCATCGAATCGTGCGGATCAGTAAACGATAGTGTGATGGTCTGCGGGACAGCGAACACGCCATCAGCGCCGCACAACTCCCCACTCCACCAACCTAATTCACTGCCGTCTTCACCCGGGCGTGGAGGGATTCGGAAACTGCCGTCCAAACGGAAATAATCCCCCTCAAACGTTGCGTACTTGTGGGCCATATTACGATTTTTATTAACGAGTTGCCCCGTTCTACTAATCTCAGCTTCTGTATTTGCGGTAATCGTAGCATCCGTGTAAGCAGCATTATCCAGGATTTCAAAAATGACTTTAGCAGCCGATTTCCGAATAGGCGCATAAACTGCTTGCTTAAACTCCCGACTCACTTCAATCAATCAAACCACCTACTTTTCTATCAGACTGAATTTGCAGTCTTTCCATCGGATATTACCATCCATATAATCAAGCGCGCCAACGTTTCTGTCTCCGGCGTAAAACGTTCCAGTCTTACGCGAATTGGTCTGAGGATCTAAATACTCGACCTTGAAAAATACTGGACTAACTGCATTCATGACCTTCTGCAAATCAGATTTGCTTAGATAGCGCCAACCCACTTCCAGTTTCCTTTTGGTCGTGATTCGCTCAATAATCATGTCGCCCCTGGCATTCCTTTCTGCTTTTGAAATATCAAGAATACCCACTGAATAATCAGAGGGAGTGGGGATGGCCACTCCGTTAACATTTAGCATGTTCCCACTCCTTTAGATTGGTTGGATTATTGTTGACCCTATTCGACGTTCTTCTCTTGCTAGGTAGGGATTGAGAATCCGAGCAAAAGTAGACCCGTCAACGTTTAGTATGATGTCGCCACTGTCATTCCCTTGCGACTGTTGATTGTTTCCACCCATTTGCATGGCCGCCATAACTGCGGTGCCTAGTGCGCTTGCCAACTTATCAACGAATGGCGTATTTTCAAGCGGGACAACCATTTCCGCCCCTGCTTCACCAGCGATATAGTTACCAAAATTAGTAGCCCCGTCAACAATTCCGCCGCGAGCTAGTTTCGGTATTCTTGGTATCGGGATTGGTTTCAAATCGATTTTGACACCAGGAATATTATTAATTAAATCTATCGTACCTTGAATCATTTTGTTGATGGCGCCAAGAGTAGATCCGATTCCGGTATTGATGACTTCGATAGTGATGTTCAACACTCCTTTGAAAATTCCCGAAATCATTTCAATAACACTCTTGAAGACATCTTTTACACCAGTCCACGCTTTTTTCCAGTCGCCTGTAAATACCCCTGTAATAAAGTCTATAAGCCCTCCAAGTATTTTCATGTTACCCTCAATCAAATCAGAAATAATACCGAATACGCTTCCCACTATGCTGGCAACAGCATTAAATACGAGTACGAAGGTTGGTCCGAGTTCGTCAATTAAATAATTAACGATAGGGAGGATGAACTTGTTCAGAATATCCAAAGCAGCATTCACTAGTTTCACGATGAAATCACCTACTGCTTTAATCATCCCTTTTAGATGCTTATCCCATAAGGTCGTAAGCATCTCGAGAAATGGTTGGATGATGGGTTTCAGAATCTTATCCCAGAGATTTTGGAAAGTATCCCGGATGCCTTTCAACAATTCGGATATGTTCTTTAATAGCGTCTCCCCGTGCTTATCCCAAAGATCCGTAATAATCTTCAGTGTATCCATTACGATTTTCTTAACTAAATCGAAAACGGGCCTAATAACCGTCTTATAGATATCGTTCATCATGTTGGCGGCCCACTCGAAAGCGTTTGCTGCCTCTTCGAACGCAAAAACCAAGACATCCGTAAATATCGGCACCAGAGTTTTGATGATTTGATCTGCAATAGGAATAACGAAATCGTTAAGCAAGTAGTCTACAAAGGGTTTGAGAGTACCATCCAACAGCTTTTGGAGGGAATCTCCGACTCTTGGAACCATGTCCAAGAATGCATTTTTAATCTTTTCCAGTGCAGGAAGAATAACGGTTGATGTTAAATTGTTAAGTGTATCTGTGAGGTTTTTAAATGTCTTGGAAAACAGCTGCATAGCGAATACCAGGACGTCAGTGAATATTGGAACAAATGTCTTGAGAAGTTGCGCTACGATAGGCAAGATAAATTTATTAAGTATATAATCTACCAACGGCTTTATCGTTCCATCTAACAAACTTTGCAACGATCCTGCGACTGAGGTATTCGCATCCATCCAAGCCTTTTTGACTTTTTCTAACGATGGAAGCATCGTGCCTCCCCATAAACTGATCATCTCATCAGTGACGTTTTGCGAGGTTCGAGCAAGTAGATCCATGCTCCAAACTGCCACGTCGGCAAATACGGGCGCAAAATCCTTCACGAATCCGGTTACGATGCTAGGGATAAAATCGAACAGAATGTAGCTTGCGGCAGGCTTCAGAAACTCGTCTAACATCTGACTTAGCGTTCCGCCAATCTCTTTGAACGACTGCTTAATAGGACTGACGGCGTCATAGAGTGGTTGGAGTGCAGGACCTATTCCACTGAAAGCATCAGCAAATAGTGAGCCGGTGTCTTTCAGTCCGCCCCACATATCCTTGAAAATACCTTTTATTTTGTCGGCCATCGCTTGGATTTCTGCAGGAATCGTTTCCGTGTCGATTTCTGGCATATCTAAATCCAACATACCTAAATCATCCGCACCGACACCTGCGCCAGCGCCACCTCCACCTTTACCCCCGCCAGAACCTCCTCCGGAATCACCTTTGGAACTTTTTGAGGGATCTGAAAGAGAGTTAATTTCATCGAATCCTGCAACTGACCGCTTGGCTTCTTCTGCTGCCTTTTTGACTTTCTTGCCTGCTTTTTCAGCCTTCTTCCCAGAGTTTTCAGCAGCCGTCCCGTATGAATCTTGCGCCGCAACTCCACCACCTACTGCTGAACTTGCTTGTTTCTGCGATTTCGAAACACCGAAAAATGCTTGCATGAAATACTTGAAATACTGCGTTACTCGAACAAGCCAGGACGCCAACTTTTGAAGAATCGGGATGATAAAGTTTGCGATAGGCATAAACGCCTGTCCGATGTTGACTTGAATGTCGCCGAGCGTCTTGTTTAAAAGTCCTAGTCTTCCAGCGAAAGTGTCAGCGTATTTCGCCGCATCACCCATTTGAAATTTAGTTTCATTCATGATTCCGCTAACTTCTGCTTGGATTTTCTCTGCATCGGTTAGATTTTTAGTTGTTTTACCAATCGTGGCCGCATAGTCTTCCCACATCTTAGCAACGTTTTTTGTTACGCCAGCGTTATCGACAAGGACGGAATTTTCATTTTTCAAACCTTCCGTAGCAGTCGCGACGGCTTCACCGAGCGACAGTCCAGCTTGTCTACCAAACGCCGCGGCATCTTTAAGACTGTCCATGGTCTGCTTGATTTGCTCGTCATCGTAACCCCTAGCCGCTAAGTTTTTGTACGCATTAACCGCGTCAGTAAGAGGTACAAGCCCGTCGGCGATATACCCGTCGATAAATCCTTTAGCCTTCGAAAATGAACGCCCTTGGCCTTCAACAATACTTTGCAATCCGAGGAATGCACCTTCCAGTTCACTTGCCGCCATAACGGCATCTTTGACGTATTTCCCGATGCCGAGTGCTGCAATTGCAACCGCTACGACTTTAAATGCCTTTTTAATGCCATCTGTTGAACTCTTAACCGCTCTATCGAGTCCGCTCATTTCTTTCTTAACGTTATTCATTTCATTTCTTAGTCCGGATGTTTCAGACGTTATCAGAATCTGTAGTTCTTCCAGCGTTGTTGCCACGGGCTTCACCTCGTTTCCGCTTTTCGGCTGCATACGCTTCGATTCGAGCTTTCATGAGTTGCCAATTCTGTTGTTTTTCAGCCTGACGTTCAAGTTCAGGAAAAATGCCCGGAAATGCTTCTTGGATTGCAGGGGCTGCCTGTTTACCCCCGAATACCTTACTGATTAAAGTGGCCAACAAATCAGCTTGTCGAAAAGCAACGACTGCTTGCGCTCGCATATCGTGCATTTGTCGCTTATTAAACCCTTCGATAGCGGCGGATATTTCCGCATACGTCATGTCCCAAAAAGAAACTGCATCCACTCCGCATTCACATGCGACGGGATACAGTTTCTCAAATAGTTCTGTTAAGTTTTTTACTGGCTCGCCGTCTCCGCTCCTTGAGCCCCCTTCGGGAAAAAACCCGACACTCTAAAGACCTCGATTAACACCGGCAATAAATCCGTATAGGAGTTTCCATTCTCTACATAGACGTCATACAAATCTACAATGTCGTCAAACTTGAATCCGTGGTGGAACTTCTGTACAGACGAATGAAGAATGAGCAATACGCTACTGATTGATGGCATGTTCCCGTTCTCTATACCCATTAAAATATCTAAGGGATTTCTTCCTCCTAGTTTCTTTTCTAAGTCGATTGTCGCCGCTGCTGTAATGCGTAGTTTAAGCTCTTCGCCACCATAATTTAGAGATGCGTATTTCATCAATTTTCCTCCTCATAATAAAAAGCACTCCCGATTGAGAGTGCTTTTCTGCATATTAAACTTATTTGAATTTCGAATCCTTAAGCGTTACTGATAGAGCTGTGAAGCCTCCGCACTTGCCTTCTACCGTTAGACTTTGGCCTTTTTTCAAGTCTGCAATCTTGCCCTCTTGACCTTTTGCGAATGATACGTAAACACTCCCTAAGACCTCGCCTGTATCTATCGTGACGTAGATTTTATCAAAGATATCTTTTCCGATATCTTTCACTTTTCCGCTAACTTCCAGCTGTTTGTCTCTGTATTTCTGATCGGCAGCCACTTCATTATCGTCATAGGCTTTATATAGATTAAGCGCAGATATTGTTATCGCTTTTTCAGCTTTTGGTTTCTCTTTCGCCTTAGGCTTCTCCACTTTGGCTTTTTCGACCTTTTCAACTTTAAGATTATCTTTAGTTTTTTCAGCTTTTACGACTGCGGGCGTAGCCTCTTCTGCTCGATTCTCGTCGTCTTTGTTCTGGGAGTTAATAACTGCGCCTAAGACAAAAACGATTATGAGCCAAAACCACCATTTTTTATGAATAGGTTTCTTTGATTTTTCATCCATTTCTTCGCCTCCAAAGTTGGTTTGTGTGAAAATTCTACCACACCAAGGAGGTAAGTGCCAATTAAGGTGTTGGATTGGTCACGGTGATATCACTCTGTAAGGACATGCCAGCTGAAAACGTCATAGCCGCATTCACTGCCGCCGAATCCATTTTCACGTTAACGTACGCTTCAAACTCATGCCCTGTACCATCCGGGTATTCTACCTTGTAAGAGGCCTTTGTATTTGCGTCCTGCAAGGCTTTCAGCACACGGTAGTTGCTGTCCACTTTCTCGTTATCGTAAAGGAATTTGAACGATAAATCCCCCAAATCCTTGACACCGTTGATGTACTTTTTAACACCATCAGAAAGTGTAGTGACCTCTACTTTCTCGGGGTCTCCACCCATTTCAGGAACTTCCATTAGGTGTTCCAAAACTTTGTACGCACCGCCTGTTCCTGACTTAACGCTTAGTGTCGTGTCTTTCGATAATAGTCCTGGCATTATTCAACAACCTCCCAATCTTCCGCTAGAATGTCAGCCTGTGAAGCCAACCAACCTGGTTGCATATTGTTATCGGCTGTTTTCATACCGATACAATTTTGCATAGAGTAGCCTTTAAATTCCGCATTACCCGCCGGAATGAGTGCAAGCCACATACCCTTGCCGTTCCATCCTTTACGTGCCACTTTCTGCCTTGCTTTTAACGCTTCAATCGCTTGTCCGAAATTCAATTCGTTCATCTCCTTATTGGTGTACTAAATTCGTTCTCTTATCGACCACGCCACGGAAACGCATTGTCTTCCGTTTCATCCCGGACGGATCGTTTAAATCAGCAGAAAAAGCACGAAGGAAACCAATGCTCGTCATCTTCTCGTTGACTTCTGTGGCAAGGGCGCCCGTTGATCGGGTATGCCATACGTCAATTACAAAGATGATTTCAGACTGGACCTCCACGCGCATATTCCGATAATTCGAGTTGTCAGCTTCCTTGAATGTGATATGCGGTGCTTCGGCCGGACTCACAGGAAATTGATCAGAAACGGTAACGTTTGGGATTGTTGAAAGTAAAGCGAATACATCCGGTTTCGCGTCATACATCAGCTTCTCGCCACCCTTTGTATTTCTTCTTTCACATGTTCCTTGACGATGTTTCTGGCGTTGTCCTCATTTTGTTTGAGCGCTGGATACAGATAGGGTTGAGCGTCCATCCCTGTCCAATCCTGCCTATAGTTCACATTCTCTGGTGACTTTGGAGGGCTTGGTGACGCTGCCCCTCGTTGTCCCGTTCCGAACTCAACATACGGACCATAGTAGATATTAGTAGACACTTTACCGATGATTTTCCCGCTTTTCACTTCGGTTTCACCTTTGATACTGTTTCTCAATTGCCCACCATCTATTGCCGCGACAGGAGCAAGATCTTTTGCATCCCCTTGAACGTGCTTCATCGCTTTGTGTATGCCTTTTTTAAGTGCTTGCTTACTATTCCCGCCGAGCACATCCAACTTCCGAAGAAGACTATCCATGCCATTCATGTTCTCACCTTCTCTAGATCAATTACCCAATGTGTATTCCATCGTCTGATAGCGACTACACGATAATCCGGAATGGCATCGGGAGCGACATAGATACACACTCCGTCAGTCTCCTGAATGTCATTACCTAACTCGATGTATGCGGTTAACATGTACGCGAGTCGCTCGCCGTATATCTCGATCAGTGCTTTACCGCCGGCGGGTTGGACATTTGCTTGGACGGTGTGACCTACTGGATCTACATCCTCGTAAGTCGTTCCGTCGGGTTCCTTGACAACCACCTTGCGATAGACCGAATATGTTTTTAAATCGCGTTGTCTAAGTCGCATAACGCACCACTTTAGCTAACCTACGTTGATTCATTTTAGACTTGATAGAGTCAGGAAGCGTTTCGAAAGTACGGCTGATACCACCTTCTGAATGACTAGACTGCCCTTCGACACCTTGACTGTTGTATTGAATTACTGCGATTTGTCGACATGTTGATTCAAGGGATGCAGGAAGAATATCCCGATTCGTCCATACGAGTATTTCGGATTCGACATCGGATAACATTAATTTTAATGAGTCATCTTGTTTATCGTCTTTGATTCCGAGTTGTAGTTTTAATTTTTCGAGTTGTTCCATTTTGTTAACCCCCTTCGCTTTATTGCGGAAAGGTTTACTTGTCGCCTTTTGGTTTTTTCACCTTGACTTCTTGCTCTGCCTTGATTGCCGCTTCTTGCTCTGCTTTAGCTGCCTGTTCGCGTCTCATTCGCTGAAATGCTGTTGCTGACACTATTAATCACCCTTTCTTTATAAACAAAAAAGAGACCGTTGGGCCCCTTCTGTTATTCCAATTTGTAATTAAACTTCACGATGCGGATTGCTTTTGGTTCGTATACGCGGTTCCAGTTCGCCGCAAGCGCAACCTCAGCATTGGAAGGTGTTGGTCCTGCCACCGTTGTATTCTTAAACTCAATGCCACGTGGGTGTAGGACGAACGCTTGACGGTTGATCAAGATGTCATCACCCGCAAGGCTATCACGGTCTGTCTCAACTGCTTCTGGGTGGAATCCGTTGCCTAATCCGATAGCTCCCTCGCCAAACAAATATGATGTATGGACGCCTGCCGTGACTGCGTGTCCGTCATCCACAATCACGCGACGGCCCAAGTACGTCGGTATCTGAACCTTGCCTTCCGAGTCCGGGATGAACTCAATGAGGTTTTGCTTTTGCAAATGCGTGAATGCCAAACTGTGCATGGAGATAGCGGTCAATTGATCTGCTGCATCCCCTAGCTTTTGTTTAGCATCAAGGAAAGTACTGCCAGACAACACCGCCGCTGCTCCTGTACCTGTTGAAATATCGTGCGTGTTATCAGTCATTGAAGGTGACGCGAATACACCTTTCAGCATCGCAAACAGTAGCACTTGTCGACGGCGCGCCCAATACGTTGCTACCAGGTCACCGATAGCAGCCATAGGATCCGAACCTGCCATGACATATGCTAAATCGTTCGCGCTCCAAGCGTTACCGCGTAGGAATAGAGCCGCAACGTCCTGTCCTGCCGTGATCTTCTGGGGAGTCAAAGCAGTAGTGTCGGATAACACTTCATCCTCGCCCGTCAAGTCTTCCCAATACGGCATGTTGATTAGTTTACCTCCGCCTTGCGCTAGTGCATCTAGTTCAGGGTTGTTTGAGATAATACCTGATGCTTGTAGCGCTGATAGTTCCATTGTTCGATTGATTACGTAAGGATTAAATACCTCTGGAACGATTACGTCTGCGATTTTAGTTTTTGCCATTTGTTTTCACTTCTCCTTTTATTTAGATGATGCGATTAACTGCTTCGCCAACTCTGGATTTTCTTTCATGATTCTTCCTTGCTCCGTTAGATTGTAATCAGGACCGATTTTGAACGGATTCTTTTGTCCACCGCCACCTGTTCCATCTTTCGGTGGTTTACCTTTCAGCCTTTCATTTACACCTGCTTCAACCGATTCGCGGAATGCCTTTTCAACCGCGTCGAGACTCGCATTAGTTGATTCAGCATCCGTGAATACAAGGATGTCAGCAAGCTGTTTCGGAAGACCTTTTTCAGCCAACGATTCAAGCGCGGTCGCACGCAATTCGCGGCGTGTAATATTGCCTTCGCGCTTAGTCATTTCGTCTTCACGCTTCTGCCGTTCGTAGTCCGCCTTCTGGTCGGCGTTCATTTTGGCGAGCTTCTCAGCTTCTGTTTTAGCTGTTTCAAGTTTTGATTCTAAGTCCTTTTCCCACTTCGCTTGCGCCTTGCCTAATCGCTCACCCAAGATACGGTCTAGTTCAGCCTGTTGCTCTGCCGAGAACTCAATCTTCGTAGGTGAATCAGCAGGTGGTGGATCTATTGGATCAGCAGGATCTTTTGGTGGGTCTTCTGGATCCGCGAAGAACTGAATATCCAACTTCAAAGGAAGCTTCGGATTTCTCTGCGTTGGCTCGACCTGTTCCTGTTCTGTGAAAAATGAATAAATATAAGCGATAAACATTATAATGATTTTCATATAAATTACCTCCACTGTTTTACGCCCATCGGCTTTATCCATGCGTCTTTTAGTGTCGTAGGCACGTTTTGGACAGAAGAAAAAGCCGCTCAAGCAGCGACTTAACTTGACGCGATATAAATAACAGAATCGAATGGCGCAGTGAATATTAAACCACCTGCTCTGTCGTATAAAAGATATGCACCATCACTTATCGAGATATCCCCTACACCGACAATACGTTTATCGATTAACTTGTCGCCATTAGCGATTAATACTTTGTAATTCATAGTCATCCTCCTTCATGATTTAATTGGCTACATAACGGAGTAGCGAACCGAGATATGGATCACCCTACCTTCCTGCTATATCAGCAATTAAAGATAATAAACGTGTAATATCCTCTGGCTTGTGACCGTCCCATTCCGGCGCAAATGATACTTCCATTACATCAAAGTAGTGCCAGTTGTCTAAGTGGTAGTGATATGTGTAATCACCTTCTGGTGTCGTAATGCCGACAATGAAATAGTTGTCGTACATAGTTCCGTCATTGTGTTTCTTACTCTTCCAAGCACGCCTTTTGTTTTGATTACAAATAATCGAAAATAGAATCATGCGATGATGATAAAGTTCGTCAAACGTGTGATAGCCATCTGATGTATTGCCGTCAATCTTCATATGGACCACTTCCTTTCAGTCATTGTCATGTTCAACGATTTCATAGGTGGCTTCAAAGATATCTGGTTTACATGGGTAGAATTCCCCTTTCTAGATAATATAAAAAGCACTCTCTACCGGGATACGGTTGAAAGTGCTTAATTGAATATCAAATGTTCTATATCCATTTCCGATTTAATATATAACGCTCCGATCTGCTCATCATTTAATAATACTACCTTCGTGCCTTGGTACTTAAATACGGCTAACAGGGAACCGTCGACATCTTCTAGTACCTTGCCTTCAGGATTAAAATCCTCAATCTTTTTTAGTTTTTCAAAACATTTTTCAAAAAGATCCCGGTCTGTCACATTGCACACGTCATATACTTTCACGCCAACCACCACCTATTCTAGTTTGAATCTTTCATTAACCTTTTTATTCGTTTTTCCTGCGGTTTCAATAATGTCCGCATACGCTTCATCTTTCGATAAACCTTTACGGTCCATTTTACTTTTAACCAATTCATCCAGGGTCAGATTCTTTTGCGTTTCATTTAGCAGATCAGCTTGCTTTCTGTCACTCATCATCAAGCGAGCTTCAGTCCTGTACTTATTTCTTGCTGAATGTGCTTGGACAGCCTGTTCTTTAATGCTGCTATTCCTGTCCAGATTCCCCACTATATTTTTATCATGGGTAATGTACCATTCTCTAACTTCTTTATTACCAAACTTACCTTTGAAAGAATCCCGGTAATCTGTTGAATTCAAAACCTGTTGTTTTTGACTCTTTATATTCTCCCATGTTTCACCCTTATTGTACTTCAGATCTTGGAACTCAGCAAAGTTTTTAGCCCCTAAGTCTTTTCCATAAATAAGTTTGTACTTCTCAAATTGCTTCTTGTCAGTCGCTTTGTTCTTGTCCTGTTTTTCTATCCTATCAACTTGATCCTTGCCGTGCTTATCATCAATACTCTTACGCCACTCAGGATAATTCATGCTCGCTGGAACAAGCTCATTTTTACCTGTGACCGGATTCCTCGCTCTTCGCTGTGCACCTTGCATGAACTTTTCACCTAAATAGGCTCGGGTTGTCGAACGGCAAAAAGGATGCATCGGGGGAAGGTTTAATCCTGCCATCGCATCCTTAACTTTGAATATCTTTCTGTCGAGACCTTGGCACTTTTTGGACGTCTTGTTATCCAAAGTAGCGAGGAACATATACTCATCAATGCCTGCTTCTTTATAGCTTTCGGTTTCAGCTGCATTCGCCATGTACGTTGTTTCCGTCCGGATAAGACGATTAGCTGCATGCTTGCCTACGTTCATCCGCTCCATGAGTTCGGAACGCATTTGCCGCGTTCCTGTCCCACTCATAAACCCCGCCGTAATAACCTCTGTTATTTGTTGGGCAAGTACATCCGTGTTATCCCAAATACGGGATGAAAACTGTTTGCCGGACCACGGATTCTTAAGAATTGTCTCAATGGTGCGGTTCGGCATAGTCGCAAAATCAAATCCTACTCCAATACCCTTTTGAACGTCAAACATCGTTCTGTAATAAGCATCGTTAATCGTTCCGATGTAACCGTTTGTACTCGCTTGAATTTCAGCGTCTGCAATAATCTTTGACTGTAGATACGTATTTTCTTTTAACGCTTCTAAACGAGTAATACGTGCGCTGTATGCAGGAGCATTTAGACGGTTCAACATTTGACGTTTAATCCTTGGATCTTTAATGTCGCCTATCTTCGCTTTTATCGATGTCCATTCAGCTTTCGGAATCGTTTCATTCAGCAGCTTCCAGGCTTCTTCTGTCGACAGATTTCCGTCCTTCGCAAACTTACCGAATATCTTTTCAGCTTCCGACGCCATATCCTTTTGCGCTTTGTCGTAAGCTTTAGTTACCGTCTTTACAGTCGCATCAGCATCCCGGTGATATTTTGCCATCCTTGCATTGGCTCGCTTATCCCAGTAAGCGTTACTCGGCTTCTTTAACGTCATCTTCAATCACATCCGCATCGTCAAACGGCATCCCGAACGCTTTCTGTTCACGTTCTGACCTCTCTTTCAACTGCTCTCGAACACGTTCAATTTCTTCCTCCGGAGCGTCTACAAATTGAAGCAATCCAAGCAACGTCTCATTACTCACGAAATCAATCAGCTTAACAATCTCATCGATACTTACATCGGCTTCTGGGAGATTGCGATACATATAGATAACGATATCGGACACGTCAGATGCTTGTCCCTTGACGTTCAGGATGTTTGAAAATAGCGCCAGCCGCTTTCGCAACCCTTGCGTGTAGTAACGCTCCTTGATGACCGCCAATTGTTCCAAGCCAAACAGTTTGTATTTCATGGCCACTCCCGAGCTGTTGGATGCGAAATTCTCGTCAGTCAAATTCGGGATTAACGAGAACTCATGGATGTCTGATTTGATTGCATCCTTCAAGACCTCAACCTGTGTTTCATTAAGTGTCTTAGTTAGCCATTCAGCGTCAGCATCAGCCGCGGGCAATTCAAGTATCTTGTGCGTCGCTAACATTCTAGCAGTCTCTGCCTGTTCAGTCGCATCATCGCCGAAGCTTATACCCTTGACCATCAAGATGGCATCTACCAGTTGCTCTTTATCATTCACTCTGTCCGACTGGATGATGTTATAAGCGTCTATCAGACTTAACTGCTGTTCAAAGTCGCCCTGCTGCTCCTCGTTATTGCTGTACTCTACAACGGGGACTGCGTTATAAAAATGCGGTTCAGATTCAATCAGTTCGAAGTCCGTACTGTCCGCTTCCTTGATAAAGTATTTCGTGACGTTCGTTTCCGTGTACACCATTACACTAAACCCGATTGGTTCATTCTTAATGTCTCGCTTCTCGTAATAATGAACGGCGAACAGCGGCTTATGTTCAACCGTATCATCCTCTACCAGAAAGATATGCCGGGGATCTATTACGGTGACTTTAGGAATCGGCACCTCGTCAGATGACATGAAATTCAGTTCCAACCCCACACCAAACACTGATAAGTCCTTCGATAACTCCGAATCATGAGAGACAATATCGATCAGCTTAAATGCTTCTGTTATTGCTTCCACGCTATCGCCTTCATACTTGATAGGCTTACCGAATACGTACCCCGTCGCCATGTCCGTAATGTATTTTGCATGATTCGCCACAACTTTATTGTTTGGTAGCTGCATCTCTTCGTTGGTTTCTCGCGTTAATATCGCATGTTCACCAATATAGTAATTATCCAATTTAGTAAGCCGCGGGACGCCGCTCAGATGCTCCTCGATGCAGTTAGATATTATTTCCGTGGGGATGTTGCCCAGGTCTTCTATCAAGTCCCTGTCACGTCTGATTGCCATGTAATCACCTCAATCCTAGTTTTGATTTACTACTTACTCGTACCTTGTTATTCTTCTTCATATCACTTTCAAACGCATATCGTGTGGAATCAATCGTGTGATTATCCTTGTCTTCGAGACGTGCTTTCGGATTACCATCACGGTCCGTTTGATAGTCGATATTCTCGAACTCTCTTGCGATATTCGGAGTACGTAACGGGTCGATGCAAATAAAGTCCAGGTCATCAAGCCACTCCTCGCCGTACTCAACCGAGTCAGGGCCTTTCTTCGCTCCTTTGATGCGCCTGATACCATGTTCAAGCTTTAATTCATCGATAGATTTAGGTTCAGCGGAGTCGGCAGCGATATCATTACTCTCGTAGCCTTTTGTTTTTATCCACTTCGCTAATTCTCTGTTACTAATCTTTTGTCCGTAAAATTCATCAATGGCATAAATACCATTCTTATTCTTGTCATAATGCCATCGGACAAACGCTAATGGGTCCGGACCATATCCAAAGTCAACCGCTTGTCGGATGTTGTCAAAGACCTTAACCATTTCATCTGTGATGCTTCCTGCCTTCACTTTCAAGTTATCGAATGGGACCACTCCTGAACCAACTGCCTTTCCTTCATATTCCCATTCGTACCGGCGCATGTTACGTTCTTTGGTCGCCTCCGCTTCCGTTATGAACTGTTTGGAGATGAACGGGTTGTCTAGGTATGTCGAATGATGAACTAACGTATTAGAAGGCTGAAATGACGTCTCATACTTCTTATTCACCCACGATTGTTTACGCTTTGGTGGGTTGTAACTGAAGAAGAACTTATAAAAAAGACCATCGTCCAATTCTCCACGTAATAAGGAGTTGGTGATGGTTGTTACTTCGTCTTCTGTTTTGAATTCAGCTAATTCTTCAAGCCATGCAATAGCAAAAGGAAAGTTTGCGGACTTCAATGATTTAATTCGTTCTGGCTCTTGAGCACCACGAAACACCATGTAGTTCCCTCTTGGAAGGTACGTGATCCGCATAGGTGATTTATTAACCTTGAATAGATGGGAAACACCTTGTTCTGATATGGCCCATTTCATTTGTTCAAAGATGGACAACTCAATCGTATTATCGACCTTCCGGATACCGACTGCATTCACTGCGTAGCGCATTAGCAACTGAACAATGACATGCGCAACATCAGACGACTTACCCGACCCACGACCACCTTTACTGACGATGTTTAGAATCTCTTCTGCAATAGCAGCTCGCCAAACCGGATGGAACGCTTTAGGAAGGAATTCGGATAGTTTTTTAGCCGTCATTTCCATCACCGCTTATGTCATCGATGAATTGAACAGCGCCAGTTACTTCCGTCTCCACTTTATCAGTCCACAGCTTGTGTCGTTTACCCAACAATTCAGCCGCTTTCACACGCTCAGCAACAGAAGGCTTCATATCTTTTTTCATATATTGCTCACCCATACCCATACCAACTAATGCCGCACCATTCGCCTCTCCTCTCAGTACAGCTGTCAGTGTCTCTAGGATTTCTTGTTGATCAGCAACACGTTCGGACTTCAATTCTTCCATACGATTTTCTATATAAGCAGAAACGTTAGCATTTGTTAGCAATCTACTTCCATTTGCCCTTGCTGTCGCTTCCTTCTTAACATTCGTATAGGCCTTTAAATAAGCTTCTGTGGCGTTTCCTAACTCGATGTAGTTATCTGCAAAAGCTTGTTGTTTCACTGTCATTTTTCGTTCATTCAATGGCATCACCTCATTATGCTATTTGCATTTTACGACATAGAAAAAGCACCCCCAAGGATGCTTTTAATTTTATTTAATTGATATTTATTTCAATCGTTTCTCGATTTCTGCTGTCGGAAAATAATCCATATCATATTCGTTCGTTTCCTTTTCCGAACGATTCATGCTGATTGTTCCAACATCTACGTATTCAATTGTTAAAACTTTCCAATATCCAAAAGTAAGAAGTTCATCCGAAGCTTGGCTATAAGATACCCCCGCAACATTTTCTGCTGGTAGTATGTCATGCGGCGCTAATTTGATAACTGCTTTAATTTCGTCACCTTCAATGGATACACTAACTAATTCATCATTCTCACCAAGTGCATTGTAATCCAAGATTTCCATGAGTTCTTCATTAGTCATATTTCTCTCTTTTTCATCGACTTTAACTGTTTCTTTAGCTTTTGATTGTTCGATTGCAAACGTGAATTCGTATTCCATAGACTTTCCGATTCCATCATCATCCATAAGATTGCCCGTTAAAAATTCATAATCTTTTCCGGCTACTTCTGTGAATTTTTTATCCTGTGTAGATGGAATTGAAAGAGTTACTGAAAGTTCGTATTCGCCAGCCGGTAAAGCTTCACCTTTTTCACTGAAGCTTTCCGTTTCAAACGCACCATCTATAATCACTTCTTTTATTTGACCCATGAAATCATCACCCGTAACAGTAAACATCAATTCCGCATGATCCGGCAAGTTTGTTTTTCCAAGGAAATAAACTTTGCCGTCCTCTTGGATGACCGGTTCAACGTTCATCGTAACCTCAATTGATTCTTTTTCAACCGCAACCGGCTCTATCTTCGGTGTTTCTTCCTTCGGTGCTGCATCGTTTCCGCAAGCACCTAACATCATAGCAGCCATAAATAAAAATAATATTCGTTTCAACTTAAATCCCCCACTATTCTTTTAATCCATCATACCTAATTCCGAATAAAAAGAACACCCGCACATCAAGCAGCACCCACATCATCCCAGTTGCATTTTTTGTCATAGAAGAAGCACCTCCGGAGAGATGCTTTAAAATGAATATTGTTGTGTTTTCTTTACCCAATCATCATCTTTCACTTTTTCTTCTATGATATCAATCATTTCTTGTACCGCCACGTCGATATCTTCATAAACCTTACCAGGAGAAAAACTTTCTTTTGTCGCAAGAATTTCTCCTTGAGTTCCTATTTGTCCGTTTTCGAACATTAATAATTCGAACTCAGCCATATTTCTGCCCGCAGCTACATACCTATAATTCTTTACTTCATAGCAAATTGCTCCTTGGATACTTGTTTTGAACATCAATACACCTCCTCACTGACATCATTCGCCAAAAAAGGTGTAAATCCTTTAAAATACATATTCAATTTCTTCGATGTAACGCCTTACTGCCCCTTGGGCTGAATCTCCACTAGCGAATGATAACACGCTACCATTATTCTTCGATGATAAGTTCTTGAAATGATAATCAATAATATCATCCCATTTCCCGCTATCGATATCATAGATTGATTCAATGTCGTCTATAAATTCTTTAACAACTTCAAGTTGATCTAATCGCACGGTTGGATGTTCTTTTTTGAACTTGTCCTCATATCTTGAAATATAGGAGCTTAAAACATATCCGTCATTTTTTGAAATGATGTGTCTTTTAATCTCTTTAGTCTTTGTAGTAATCTTTGTAGTACTCTCTGTATACGTCAGACGTTCTAGCGTTTTAGGTGTTACGTTAGGAAGTGCACCCTCTGACGTTACAACGTGATAGGGGTCTGATTTCCTTGTAATATCAACGACTTCGTGAGCATTCAACTTAATATAAAGCACATTTGATATCGCCATGCCGTTTACGAATATGTTTCTGAATTCGCGTTCAAGCAATCCAAAATCCTCTAACCTTTTGATAGCATCCGATGCTTGTCTTTTCGTAAATCCGAATTGTTCAGCAAAGCTATCATAAGAACTTTGTAATAAGTCAGCATTAAATCTCTTCTTGTAACCCAGCACTTGACCGCTACTTTCATCTTTCACAAGTGTGGGTCTATGCCAATAAACAATCTCCGACAATATGATGATAGCGTTTATGTCTACTTTTCCATTTTTGAAGCGAATATGTTTATACCATTCATGAGGTATTATGTTGCCCTCAAAGTTCATTTCGCCTATTATTCTTACTGATTCCGGTATAAAATCACCCATTATCAAAACCTCCTGCAGTTGTCCTGTTGAAATAAATACGGAAAGGCAATCAGGATGTTGCCGATTCGATTGGGGTAATTAAGCCCTCTCTATCCGTATAATTATTATACCATTTTTAACCCTACAAAGATAGTGACACCAACGCTTTGTGAGCATTATAAACATTCATATTTAATGGGGACATCGACGTAGTTCAAACCCTCAAACCACCCAACTCCCCGACCTACCTTCCATGGTATCAGCTTTTTTCATAACAAGATATTTCTGAACTAAATGCACTTTTGAACGTTTTGAACATAATGAACATATTCGACCATTTGTTTTGCAATTGATGCACTCAGCCTTTTAATATGAGTGTGAGATAACCCCATATGCCGCGCTATCCAAGAGTATCCTTTCCCCTCGAGGATCCAATGGAGAACTTCAGCTTCCCTCACATCCTCGATCACATGAATGCGCTCTTGAATCATTTTCACTTTACTTTCATAGCCAATGATTTTTTCATGATGCTTGCTGCGCCTTACTACCTCTCGATACACCGGATCACTCGTTTCACCTTGTGCTTTAGGCATCACTGCTTCAATCCCATACTGAGCAGTCAATCCCACGCCAATGTCATTCAAGTTTTCCCTCATAATCTTCACGCTATTAATCATCCAATGATAATCCTTCAATAACTGCTCAATCTGCTTCTCCGTCATAAGTTCGCCCCCATTTATCGTCTACGAAATGCCCCACCAGGTCCCCGTCTGTATGTATCCCTACGAACACCCATCAAATCCTCAATCTCCCAACGTGATAGCTGTTCTTTCGGTCTACCCTTCATAGTACTCTTCTGATCTACAACGCTTGAACAAGCCTGCAAAAGCCCATTTCTGATTAGTTCACTTTGTAGTGTTCTCATATCTATCACTCTCCTTTTCGGAAATAAAAAAAGAGGACAACAAATGACACAGCGTAATGCTGTAATCAATCGTTGTCCTCCAGTTGACTGGCGGGGACTTATTAAATAAAACGTTCATTATTCAAAAATCTTATTCGTAACTTCGCTAACGATATTTAGATAATGTTCAAAGTCCTCATTTTTAGAAAACTTGTTGTTAAGTATCAGTTCAGGTGACGTTGCTTGATACCTACTATTGTTTTTCAAGCGGTATCGGATGATCAAGCGACATTTTAGTCCGAACATATAATCCCCGTCGGGAATAGTTACCAGTATCCTGTGACGATTGTAATTGTGGTCCAGATGAATTTCCTCTCCACTTTCAGTCAATAACGATACATCTTCTAGAAAATAATCAGTATTACTTCTTTCAAGAATTTTCAACTCCAAATTTTCCGTTTCGCCCATTCTCTTCCAAAGGTCAATATAAAAAGATGGTTTCGATAATAAACTAGATTTGTGAAATTGATAGACACTTAATAAAATCGCAATTAAGCTTAAACCGACCGCAACTATACTCCAATTCAAAACTCTTCCCCCTCATCCCAATTAACCCGGGTCACTATCCCTTTATACGTCTTAATTGTCATATCAGCATGTAAAGGTAACTCTGCCATCTTGGCTTTACCGTCGCTGATTACAATAACACACGACTCTGATAGTTCCATTGTATCAATATTTAGGATACCTTGGGAACTAATCTGCAATTCTTTCATTCTAGGAGAAGTCACTCTGACACCTCCAGTGCTTTTTCTAATATCCGAGCCGACTCTTCATTGTTCCACTTATGCTTTTCTAGCGAATGGGTAATCGCTTCACGCAATTGCTTATTTTCTTTTTCAATACTCAACGAGTGTCGATGCAAATCGATAAATTGAATTCTTATTTCCTTGACACTCATCCCATCGTTACCTTGCAACAACTCTTCCAACTCTATCACCCGTTCAGCTTGTTCGCTAAGCCAAAACCAATCCTCTTGTTTGACTAACATATTGCCGTCTTGGTCCACTCCGATAGGACTTATGTTTTCGAGTCTCTCCGCATTGCTTTCAGGTATAATATCGAAATTTGCCTGTTTTCCGGATCCTCACCAACTGAAAGAAATACATCATCACCATCACCCAAAATCAACGTGCATTTATCTCCAAATCTATGTGTAAAATTAACGTGAGCCATCCTATGCACCCTTTCTGTTTTTTCAACCACTGCCGCTTTTTCTTCTCCAACTTCTTTGAATATGGATGTTTGTATTGCTCACTGGAGCATGACGGGCATTGAGTTATATATCCGATGTGATGTTTCGAGCAGACGAAACCACCGTTCAGTGGCTTGTCCAAAACGTTCATTTCACGTCCTGATTGATACTGAAATCAAAGCCGAAATCTTTATTGATCTCCTGCAGGTAAACATCCAACTCAACAAGCCCCTGATTATACTCGTCCTGATTCTTAATATGATCGAAATTTACCTTTGTGCCGTTCTTATTTGGTTTCAGCCACTTAGTCGGTTTCATCCGGTCGTTTAACATGTGCATCCAAACATTAATTTTTATCTTGGCATATTCCTGATTAGTAATCTTAACAGTTAGGTGCTTGAAACTCATTTGACCACTGATAACACTTATTTTCATACGATTCACCCGACCTCCAATAGATTTTTAATTCTCACCGCTTCACGCTCAAGCAATATGGCAAGTAACTTTCGTTCATCCTTTATTTCTTCTTGCCAGCCACCGATTGTCTCGCTACGATTGGCCAACTCATCACGCTCGACTTTCAATTGAACAATCACATTTCGTTGCTCATGGATGATTCTGTCCTTTAAATCGACAACATCTTTCAGGCCCTTGATTTCATTTTCAAGAGTAATCACTTGGGACAGGTCGGCTGAACTTTCAGCTGTGACCACCGCGGTCACACTTTCTTTTTCCAAAGGCTTCTTCATATCCTTCCCCTCCTGGTGCTGCTCCCTTACTCTTTCCAACTCCCAATTTTGACGACGATTAGTGAGCGTCTGCAAAGTCACGCCAAACTCTTTCGCAATAGCCTTATATGACATACCCTTTTCTTTCATTGCATTGACCGCTTTTTCAGTAATTGAAACCGGTTTATTTTTCTTGGCCACTTTCTTCACTTCCTTTTCAAGCGTCCTTTCTTTCACTGGAGATTGAATAGATTCTTGCATCCCGGAATACTCCAAGTATTTTTCTGCAATCCTCTTTCGCATGTTATATATTTGCCCTTTACCAACCCCGAGCGTTGGTGCAATATCCGTTTGTGAATTCCCGTCCATCAGCCCAACCGCAACCATGCGCTCCCTTTCAGTTAACGAATCCAAGAACTCCTGTACAAACATCCCGGTTGCATCGTCTGGTTCACCTATGAGGTCTGCAATGCTGCTCTCACCTTCAGCTGCGCGTATTGGTTGATCTAAGCTACCCGGGATTCCATGTTTTAAGAAATCCTGCGCATGAACAACTCTTCCTCTACTTACTTCAAGCTGAGCGGCTATTTCATCAACGGACAGGTCTTCCAACTCGTTCTTTCGGATGCTCCAACCGATATCCTTGATTCCGGTCGAATAACGAACACCGGTCCCACTCGCTCTAAGACTTTTTTGGATTTCACCCCAAATCAATGGCACGGCATACGTCGAGAAGCGCACATCATATTGCTCTCCATCAAATTTATCAAATGCGTTTATCAGGCCGATAAAACCGATTGAAACGATATCTTCGTAATCATGTCCTACGCTCTTAGCGTAATTCTTCAATTTATGACATTCCTTATGAACCAACCCTTTATGCTTGTCCACTATCGACTCTCGTGTGTGGACCTCGCCATTTATGACCTTTTCTATCTCACTCACCTTTTTCGTTTAGCTATAATTATTACTCTATAAGGAACTGCCCTCGATTTGAGGGTGCTTTAATTCCGTTGTTGACTAAATCAACCTCGGATTGATGACTGGACGATTTGCCCACCCATCATTCTCGCAATCGCTTGATAGTTTGTTCAGTTACAGACAAATTGTCCGCTACTGACGGTTTATCATTTTGATAAGGTGAACGAAATTTGGTTCTCCCAAAATTTCTGAAAGCGGACTTTTCCACTCTGCTGCATTGCCTGTCCGTAAGGAGGGTCAAATTTTGACCCTCCTCTCGAAAGGTATCGATAAGCCTTCGCTCTGGTGCATCCTGCACTAGACCTATATTTTTATGGGGTAACGGTCCGTGACGTCATCTTACAGGGTGTATCATTCGGTACGGGGTAGCTATATCACAAAGGGAGGACTCTTCAAAAATGAGTTGTCCCCCTTTCGCCGCTTGTGGAGAATTAGCAGCACCCACTACTAAGATCCTGTAATTTAGGATATAGTAGCGATAGATGTTTTTGGGGTGCTGCCCCATTATTTCTCACTCTCTAAGTTGCTGCTTAGGAGTGAGTTTTTTATTTGACCACTTTCAGCCATCTAGGCCGTGGCTTTCTTACTTTTTGAACTTCCCCAGTGTCGTTGTTTATGAGGATCTGTTTACCCTTGTCGTCCTCGGTCATCGTGTAAGTGGTGATGCCTTGATCCTCAAAGAACTCTTCCGCGAGTCCTTTACCACCTTCCATACGGCGAATGTCACTTGCAACTGACATCATTCCCACCATGAAGAAACGAACGGTCCAATTATCATATTCCATTAAAAACTCTTCGATATCTTCCCCAATTATTTTATCCTCACCAAATTCCTCAATATACTTTTTAGTATAAAAGTAATCTTTCATCTCGTATTTTTCCCCATTGTAGCTTTTCTCTATAGGAAAAACCGTTTGAAATTCTCTTGGCGTTAACCCACTTGCAATTGCCTTAATCGTTGATATTAGACCAAATCTGATTTCCAACCCTTTGCGATCTTTACTCCTTGATTTCGAAGCGTTAATCATCTTAACGCCAGACCAAACTAATTTCCTGCGAGTATCCAGATCAAATTTTTTAATTATTGAGTACTGTTCCACCGCACTTTCAAAAGTATTAATAAATGCAGTTGAATATAAAGAGAAGTAATCTGGCTTTTCCTTCTTAATCCCATCAATCACTGTCAACCTAGTCATCGCTGCCACCGTCCTGTTCTAGTAGATTCATATGTTGCGATCCCTTTATTGCTCACTCTCCAAGTTCCTTCTTAAGAGAGAATTTCTTATTTCACGACTTTCAAATATCTTGGCCTCTTCTTGCTAACTTTTGAAACCTCGCCGGTATCGTTGTTCACAAGTATTTCTTTGCCTTTGTCGTCCTTGGTCATCGTGTAAGTGGGAATGCCTTTATCCTCGAAGAACTCTTCTGCGATTCCTTTGCCGCCTTCGGCCCGACGGATAGCACTCATAACGCACATTGCTTGAGATGCAAAATCAGTAAGTTCCCAGTTGTGATAATCCCAGTGGAATCGCTTCATTCCTTCACCAATCACTCTATCCATACCGAATTTTTCAATGGCTTTCTTGGTATAGAAATAATCTTTCACTCCAAATCTCTTCCCGTCATACTCTTTAGCAATCGGGAAAACCGTTTGAAACTCTCTTGGTGTTAGAGTGCTCATTATTGAGTTTATCCCCGAAATGATGTTGAACGTGTTCACCAGCAACTCGTAATCAAGGATTTCAAGGTCGGTCGCGTTAATATTTTTCACACCATACAAAATCATTTTTTTACGTGAATCCAAATCAATATTTTCGTATTTCTCCCAGCCATTCTCAATGCTTTCGACTGTGTTAAGAAACGCCTTGCCATAAATCCTACGATAATTCGGTTTCTCTTTCTTAATCCCGTCAATCACTCTCAGCTCAACCATCAATCTCACTCCTCTTAGTTTCTAAATCCCTTTCAATCACTGGCAGAACATCATTCGATTTAAGTAACTCGTAAATAAACAATCTACCTTTTTGAGTCCATTTCGTACTCATTGAAATATCCGGTGTACCGTCACTCCTGGTAATCGGAATAGTATTCGAATGGACATACCCTTTGTCGGCGTATTTCTTGTACAACAACCATTGCTTGCTCTGTTTATATTGGACCTGCAACTTATGCAACAAATCATTCATTCCTTGAGCAGTCATTCCATAATCTTTTGCAATTTGAGTAATGGTGACTAGGCCCTTATTTTTTAGAATGATATCCGTATAAGCTGCTTTCGGTTTCAATTCTCCAATGAGCTTGTCTTTTTCAGCAGTTTCAATTTGCAAAGCGTTTTTTTCTCGACGCTCCTTTTGCAAGGCTGTGAGAACTTTAATCCCGAATTCCGGATTGTCAATCATGTTTTCCAACGTTTGTGGAGTTGCATATGCACCGTGTTTTCTAATGGATGGAAGTACATCACTAGTTACCCAGCGCCTGAAATTTTTGGCCTTCTTTCTGATTTCAGGATTATTTCCTTGTTTAGCTGCCCCAAAGATCAAGTCGTATAATCCCGACTCATTGACGAATTTCTTTTGAACCTTTTGTATCGCTGGATCTCCATTTGATTTATATCCAGTTTGCACCCCTACTCCGTGGACCGCGGAGTCCTCTTCCTCTACATGATTATTAATCGCGTCATGTGGTTTTATAAAACTCAGCGCACTTGCTGCTTCTCTTGCTCCAAACCACTCAACTCCATCAATAATTATTACTGGCAACTCTCCAAACATTGGATGATTAAATGTTTGCAAGTCATTCATGCTAACACCTCCCGCTTTTTAAGTTTTCGGACATGGTGATTCGCCATGTCTGAAATTTTTATCAAGTAGATTCGTACTTTCACTTCGAGAACTTTCGTCACTTCTTCAACCTCCAGTCTTCTCCCTCTACTTCAAGAAGGTAATCTTTTTTAGCCTCAGCATCGTAGCAATTTCCGATTAGCCGGCTCGATGCTGCATATCCGATACGCTCCGCAAGCGTCCCACGATCCTCGTTACTGTTGAATACAATCGGCTTTTGTTTCTTATACCGCTCGTTGATAATGTTGTAATAGAGCGCCTCTTTCGCTTCTGTCGGACGGGCTTTTCCGATGTCGTCCCACATCAATACGTCAGCGGACAATACACCGTTCATCAAACCGTTGAATGTTTCGTTTCCATCATTCATCCGCCGAGCATTCATCATTTCATCCGTGAATGTAACGTCAGAAATGACCAGTACATTGAAGCCTCGCTTGATAAGTTGCTTACTCAATGCGATTTGAAAATGTGTCTTACCAACACCGAAATTATTATGTTTCGTTTTTGCATTCGTCCGATCTGCATCAGGCATCGACCGGATCCGTTGTTCACCGATATTTGCAATTAGGCCGAAATTGTTCATGTCTTTCAACTCTTTTGGAGAACCAGGAAATCTAGCAAGATATTCTTCAGTGAGTTGATACATCGATTTCTGAACACTTGTATTCTGTTTGTAGTTGTCGAGATTTGCTTTTGTAAACTCTTCCGGAATGAATGCATTTTTGAACCGTCTACGCCACGCTTTTCGCTCTCTGCATTGACAAGGCTTGTATATTTCATAACCTTTCTCGTCAACGTGACTAAATACAATTTCTTTATCCTTGCATTCGTCACACTCGTATTCAACCGCCCCAGGCCTTTCTGTCTCGCTCTGCCGCTGCAGGGACATCTTCATAGCTCGTTCCTGTAACTGAGCCATTACCTCGCTGATTGATTCCATTGTTTCCACCACCTTCAGGTTTTTTGTATTCATCGTTGAAGTTTTCACCATTCAGAAACGTAGATGGATGCTTTTGTTGTGGGCAAAATTCATTTCTTGCCAGTAAGTCCTTTCGGTATTCCAAATATCTTTCTGTTCCAATCATCATTAGTTCATGTGAATATTTCTTTAACAGGATTTTGTATTTGGCGATACATTTCTTCCTGTCTTTTTTATTGCTGTAAAGATTCCACCATTCCTCAAAATAATTTTCATGATCGACAGAAGCAATTGAAGGAGCGTTAGCGACGTTATCTTTTATTACTTCTTTAGTTATTACTTCTTTAGTTATTACTTCTTTAGTTATTACTTCTTTAGTTCTTAGTTCTTTCTTTACCTTCTTATTTATAGTGTTAGCCTGTCGTTTTGGCATTGTATCGTTCGTAGATTCTTCATCGTTCCACTCGTCGTTCTGTTCGTAACTTTTCGGGTCTTGATAAACGTTGTAATTACTGATGTTTACGACTATTCCGCGCGTTGTCTTCGTGGTATCAATCATCGTTTCTTTCGCGTATCCTTCATTAGATGCTTCATCAGAATTTCGTAACCACTCTAAAATGTTAAATATTTGGGATTTTGTCGGCTTTTCTGTACGATACCCAACCTTGTAACTGCACGCTTCAATGATTTCTGGAATAGAGACAATTAACTGTCCTCGCTCGAGATCTTTGTAAGGCTTGTACTGCGCCTTCATCAATAAGTACATCCAAACCTTCATATAGATTGGTGGCTTGTCCCATATCTCGCTTTCTATCAATTTACGAGATAGTAGAATGTAGCCACCTGATATCTGTTCACTCATTCACCTCACCCGCTTTAATGTTGTTAGATACTTGCTGCCAACATAGTTGTATTCGTTAATCTCGCTTCAAGAACAGCGTCCAAAACTTCATCAGAGATCCCGCTGGAATCTAAACAATGCTTCATGCATTCAAGCACTTTTGTATCCATAGAAGAAAGATACGCCGTCATGTAATCCTCGAATGAATCATAATTAAGTAAATCAATACCATGCTTTTCTTTGATGTTAGAGATCATAGTTAATCTCTCGCGAAACTTAGGGTCTAAAAGAACTTTATTCTCGTCTGAATCCTCGAGTACTATTAGATCAGGCATACTTGTCCCTCCCTTCTGCAAAACCGCCCACGGGCTCTCAGCAGTTTTGCTTTGGCCCTTCTCTTAACCAATTCAGCCCTTATGAGACTACTGAAATAGTTGTCTGGTAAACGGATAGCTTTCTTGAGATCCCACGTATTCATTTTGGAAAATAAGAGTACGAAAGTATCCTTGATAGCCAAATCGTACTTTTCCAGAAAATAATAGCCGTGTTTCTTTTTGAGTCCCCAGAACTGGTCACTTGTATCTTTAATGTGTTGGATTATCTCGTTATTTTGATCCCTCATATTGCAGACTCTCCTTTTCTTGTGCTATATTAGTAGTAAGATTTTTTGAAAAGCGTTCACTTAGGTCATCCACAGACCTGAGTGTTTTTTTGTTTATACAGGCTTCCCTACCTTCCTTGTCGAATAGTGTCAGAGAAGGAGGTGATTAAAATGTATTCAATCCAACAACTACAAGCTGCTGATTATTTAGTTAAAAAAATTACCAACCTGCCCATTTCTCAATTTGTTAATAAAGATTTGAAATTTGTTATCGAATTCAACGGCATTCTTTGGTACGGTGATTTCCTTCACTATTCCGAGCGCGCAGTTAAACACTTTTATATCGATAAGAATGGAGCAATTGAATACCGTTTTCTCTACACTGAAGGGAACGATGCGACCCCTTTACTCGTGAAAGCGAATTCTGCTTTTTACGAATCAATACCAAAGGGAGATTGGGCTACCAACCCTTATCAATACATCGATACATTGGATTTGCTATTCAATTCTCTACTTAAAATTATTGATAATATAGACATTCAAGTTGATGACTCGCCAATCTACCCCTATCTACTGAACGCCAGATCATTAGATGGTAAACTAGAACTTCCATTCATCAACATAGGTAATGAAAAGGTTAAAATCGTTTCCCTTATCGAGAGTGAGCGGTAAACCGCTTATGATTTTCTATTTCATGAAGAACACGAATTTCACGAATTTCTTCTTTCAACTTCGAATCTTTTAAAATGTTGGCAATCCGCTTTTTCAAATGAAAGAGCGGATTTCTCAACTCCTCACGTTCCCGAATCTTTCTTTCCACACGATGGGTCCACTCCTCAAATGTTTCCAATGCCATCGCTTCAAATTCAGTGATTGACGGTAAAATAGGCTCTGATAAATTCTGCTTCATCCCCTCACCTCCCTTCAAAATTCGTTTTTGCAAGCAACGTCCGAAAACAAATCTGAGCCAACTTATCAAACTCCATTTGTCTAAACCACCCCGCTGTATCCCTCGTACCGTGCACAGAGTTAAACTGGATAGCGTCCGCTCTGAACTTTTCCACTTGCTCAATGTCTTCCGGATCCAACTGGATTACTACTTCTTGCATCTTTAGGTCCACCTTTCACTCCGTATTTGTTTGGCTTGTCCAGTAAAACGATGTACGACCGTCCAAGTCCATTCTTCAACTTTGACTAGCAACCAGTCATCGGCATTTGCTAGAACCGTCAGAGCGTGTTGGTATTCGGCTCTGGTAAACTTGCGACCTCTCACTCTTGTTTCCCTAAACGATGCCATAGCCATCCAAATATGAAGATGGATGCGATGAACACGGCGTATAGATTGACTGCTCCCCAATCGGTCAATGTGGTTTCACTTCCCTAACTTCATTTTCAATTACGCCGCCAAGCGTTTTTTTATTTTCACCAGTTGTATGTGATTTCATCGATTATTTCCTGCGCTTGTTTTGCTGGATACCAACGTTTTCTTTCCTTCCGTCTTTCGATGGCTTTCATTCGTACATCTGATAGAATCTCTTCTTCTAGATACCTTTTGGACATGCACGTCAATTGACAAAGCTTATCTACATCCACAAACCAGAGGGTTTCTCTAATTTCTTCATTTAGTTTTTTGTGGATGTACTCTTTAATAACCTGTCTATCGAGTGTTATTTCAACATTTGCGGGAATCATTTGACCACCTCTACTCAGATATTTAAAATCTTTCGTATGTGCTTAACATGCTCTTGCGCCTTCGGACCATCTTTGCGGCCATTAATGATGTCTGACAAATAAGCATTTGATATGCCAACTAAACCTGCCAACTCTTTTTGTCGCATCTTACGTTTGAATAATTCTGATCTAACTTGTACCCCTAAATCTTCCGACATATCTTAACCTCCTTTGAAAATCAACTGACGTCGCTACCGTCATCAGCTCGGTATCACAGCGCATCAGTGAACTATAAGCTAAATTATTCACTAATTGTATTGACTGTTATTAGTCTTTAATATAGAATGTAGACATAGCTAAATAAGACTTCATAAAACCTGCAAGACCCACATTTTGCCCGTTCCCCAACGTTAAAATGTATTTAGATAGGTCGTCTTTTTTGTGCTCTTTTTTAGCGAATAACTTAGCTTATGAACAAAGTATATTAGCCTTAGAACTAAAAATAAAATGTTTTTAGTTAAAAGATTAATTCGTGTTGTTCATAGGTCATGAGGATGGTTGATATGACTACATTTGACAGATTAAAAACTCTTTGCGAAGAACAGAAATTGTCTATTGTTGAATTAGAAGAAAAACTTGGATTCGGCAGAAACTCTCTTTATGGATGGAAAAAGAAAATCCCGAATGGCGCTAACTTAGAAAAAGTTGCAGATTACTTCAATGTGTCTGTTGATTACCTTTTAGGACGCACAGATAAGAAGCGTCACAATGACCTAACTGAAAAAGACATAGCAAAACGCATTGACGAGTTTAAGAGAGACCTCGCGAGTTCTGACGGCCTTAACTTTTCCGGCGAACCGATGAGTGAAGATGCGAAAGAATCCTTGATAGAAGCAATGGATCACATTTTCCGTCAGACGCAGCGTATTAATAAGAAATACATTCCTAACAAATACAAAAAAGACGAAGACTAATATGATACTGGGGAGATCCCGTTGGTTTGGATTAAAGCAATTGTTGAGAACTTAACCAGGAAGTACGGCACCAGTGATCCCTATGAATTAGCTTCATGCTTGAATATCAATACCCTCGGCGAAGGTCGTCTGAACGGAATCTCACGGACTTTCACTAATTTTTGGATGGTAGGTCCAGATAACGGACACTGAATGGAATCAAGATATTTAACAAGCGCTTTTGCACCTCTTACTATTCGCATTGTTATACCTCCCCTTGCAACAATGCCTTCAATTGACTGAACTTGGATGGATAATAATGCGGTTGTGTTTCTTTTTGATTTCGCGGACTAACAAGGTTCTTTCCGAACATCAAACCTTTATCCGTCAGCGATTTAAATTCTTTCAAACCACCTTTTGAAGATGGTCGCTCTTTGATTTCGAGAAGTCCCAGTTCGATTAGCTTCGTATTCACTTTCGCCGCAGCGTGACTTCCTCGTCCACATATACTGGAAGGTGGCTTGTCGGGACACCGTGTTGTTCATGGACCGTTTCTAGCATTCTTACATTCGATGTTGTGTCTAAGCGCAGGATCTCAGATGCGTATCGTGCACCAATCAATTGCATCTCGAACTCTTCTTTTGTGGAAATAGTTTGTCCACGTTGCCCTGATTGAATGAAGTTCGCCATTGCTTCAAACTTCTTCACGAAAGTAACAGTGAAGAGAATCCCTTTCTCAACCGTCATTTTGTTAGCAACCATGTCGCAACCTAATTTCGTAAGCATAAAACACTTATAGGATTTCCCTGTCCCCGCTTGGTAAGCACTTTCAAGAAAGAAATCATCAGAACGCAATTTTGCGTTTTGATCCATGACCTCCTTATAACTCTCAATATCCCTGATCAAATCCGAATGCCTTTTCTCCACCATTTCTGCAACTTCTCGAGAGTCCGTGACCAACCTACCGTTAAACATGAAAACTTTCAGTTCGTTCATCTGGCTTCCTCCTTTTAATTAGTCAAATGACAAATACTTTAGTGTTTTATACACACCACTCAATTACAATGCCAATTTCGCTTTCTCAATCGCTTGGAATACTTCACGCTTGCGCGCCTCATCCAACTCCCTTCGTAGCTGTCTACTGAAACTCCCCTCATGAATCCGGAGCGCCTCCGCTACCTGCCAGTGCTTTAAACCCGAATCCTCAATTGCCTTTCTAATATCCTTATTTTCCACGACAATTCTCCTTTACGACTAACTTTATATTGATTGATGTTGTTAATGGTGTTATTCTTAACCCAATATTATTATAGCCATTTTAAAATGTAAAGTTTATAACGACTAACAATAGATATATGTATGTCGTTAAAAAGGACTTTTTTTGTTTGAAGTCATGAAATTCATACTTAAAATATGGTTATTTCTATTTTGGAAAGGAAGAAACGACATGGAAAATATTTTTTTACAAGGAATTAAAACACCTCAAAAAGTGCTGGTTTTTGGGGATTACCGAATTTATAGTGACTTTGAAACATTCAAAGAATATAAATTGGGAGACACGTCAGGACGTGCTCTTGCTTCTTTTATTAAAAGAGATGGTCAGCAAGAGGAAACATCTCCTTTAGTCGCTGAATTTATTACGGATATTGACGCGGAGAAATTGGATGAATATAATCAATCATTTTTAAAGAAATTAAGCAAAAAAATGAACGTTGAATTAAACGAAGAAATAAACTCTTTGCAGGACATTGCCGACAAAGTCGGGGGGGATCTTGATGACTTTAAAGATTATACATTTATTGGAATCGACGAAAGTAGCTTGTTGAATGTCAGAGCATACGACTTAGAAGAAGCTGAATCCCTTTATACAGAACTAGCTAAACTGACTCCTTTCGATAACAAAGGATTATTGAAGTTTTCGAAAGTTTTTGGACTTCCTTTCGGGGTGAGCGAGGACGTTGTGGATTGGGGGCAATTTGAAACCAATGAAACGCCTGTTACTATTCCAGTTGCGTTGTTAACCCGGTTTCATTCAGAACTCATGTATTATAGGTACTTATTCGACATGTTTAAAAATGTAAAACTCCAAAATATTGAAGAGCTAAAAAGACGAGAGGATCAAGCAGCTAAAGAAGTTTATGAACTACTAAAAAAGATGGCTGAAGACGTTGCAGACAAAACAGGGACAACCATTTCAGGCTTTCCAGACATGGAAACCGGGATCGAGAATCTTAGAAAAAACAAAATAGGAAGTAGTAGCGGTGAAAAACTTTTGCTTATGGAAAAACAAACTCTAGCCTCTAGGTTGTATGGTGGTAAAAAAAAGCTTCAGATAGAATTAGATTTCGATCACGGTAAGTTTGTTCCTAAAATTTATTTTTTCGATTTATTTGAATACGCCTATTTTCAAATAATGACGGCATTAGTGAATGATGCAGAGTTGCGTGAATGTGAGTACTGTGGTCACGTTTTTGAGGTTACATACGAAGGTCGCCGCTTTTGTCCACCTTTGCCATTCAGAAAAAGAAGTAGTTGCGAAATGGCGTATAACAACAAACGGAGAAAAGAAAATGCAGAAGAAAATAAATAGAACAAATTGATTTGGATCATCTGATTTTTATGTAATTTGCTATTTATCTACGTTAGTAACTAAACAGAAAAAAAGCATCCTTTTCGGAACACCACATTTTCTAACAGACATACTTAAACCAAAGGAGGTGATTCAAAAAGCAACACTAACCTATTCCTGTACATTACGCCGCCAAGCGATGGAAGGAATGGTTAGATTGAAGCTACGCAAATCAAGTAAAGATCCTGAGCTGTATTATTATCTCAACGCTAAAGGTGAAAAGCTATGGATGTACCGACATAAGTATAATGATAAGTCTGGAAAACGAAGAGAGAAAAAGAAAAGTAGCTTTACGAACGAAAAGGTAGCTCTTCAAGCGCTTTTAGAAGTGAAGGCAGCTACATTACGCGGAGAAACAAAACAAGTGGAATACGACCAAATAACTGTTGGAGAATGGTTAGATATTTGGTATGACATGAATAAAAAGAAGTGGAAAGAATCAACGTGTGTTCAAAGGGAATTGGTCCTTCGACTTCATTTAAAGCCGATGCTAGGTAAATATAAGTTACAGAATCTTGACAGGCTGACATATGAACGAGAATTCATAAATAAGCTAGAAGGACAATACAAAGATAGCTCCATTCGTCAATGGCATAACGTTTTCAAAATTGCCATTAACGCAGCGGTAGAAAGTGAAATACTAATACGCAACCGCTTCACAAAAGTTGCTATTGTTTCAGATGAATTGGAAGTAATGAATAATTACCTCTCTCCTGTTGAATTGGTGACATTCTTGGATGATGCTAAAAAACAAGAATCCATTACAAATTATAGTTTTCTGTTGACCATTGCCTACACTGGTATACGTAGGGGAGAAGCAATGGGGCTCCAGTGGAAAAACATTGATTTCGAAAATAATACAATCAAGATTGAACGAACGAGGGATCATTTAGGTGTACGTTCACCAAAAACAAAAAATTCATATAGAACCATCTCCATTGACGAGATGGTTTTGAAGCAATTGGAATCCTATAAGATGTGGTGTAAAAAAACTTTATTTTCTTATGGGGAAAAAATAACCGACGAAACTTTTGTTTTTATCACTGATCATGGTGCATCCCCCATTTCAAGTATTATACGTTCTCTAAATAGAATTCTGGATAGAACATCTCTACCAAAGATAACTATACACGGGTTACGTCACACGCACTGCACCATATTATTAAATCGTGGGCGCAATGTGAAAGTAATTGCCGAACGACTAGGGAATACTCCGGCAATGGTTTATAATGTGTATGGTCACGTTTTAAAGGAATCGGAACAAGAGTCTGTTACCTTGTTTAGTCAGAGTCTGGAGCCTAGTGGGGCTAATTTTGGGGCTAATTAG